TCCCTTACAGACAAGACCTCAGGTGTCTTCCCCCTGATAGTAGCAATCTTTTTCATAACTTTTTTAACCGTTGGTTTGATAACCTTTAGTAGGATATCTGCCAGAGGTTTTGCCATAAGTGCTGATGTAGTTGCCACGACAGCAATACCTCCCGTTGTCATGACAGAACCAGGAGAAGGAAGACCAGCAATGATCTGCTCTGGTAGAGGCACAGGTTCTGTAATCTGAATACACTGGTTGCCAACTAACTGATAGTCAGTAACTTTCTTTCTAAACCCCTCAATGTATGTGCCGACAGGTTCCTTTGCCTGCTGTGCTGGTGTGGGGCAGTCCACCTTAGCAGTAGCAGGTGGTGCTGCCTGTGGTACTTCTACCTGCCCAGGAGGTTCTGGTTTCTCCTCTTGCTTAGTATCAGCACTAGCAGGTTTAGTTGGTATTATCTGCTCTGGTTCAAAGTTAATAGGATTAAATGATGGTACACTTCCATCACAATAAGTCCTAGCACCTCTTGGATCGTCTTGTGTCAGTTGCGGACCACCATCAGGATGTGCTTCTACGCAACCAGGCATATTAACTATCGGTGTCCCAATGTTTTGTGTTACTGGGACAACTGGTGGTATTGCTTGTGGATATTGCATCAACCAATCAGGAACTGGAGAAATATCCAGATTCCTGATTTGGATTTCTCTTATCTCAGGCATCAATCATCATTTGTGAAAAGATTTAAAAATCCACTCCAAAGATGAAAGAAGAAAACATATAAAAAGAATTTCCCCTCATCATCTCTAGATTTTCTTCTTTTAGTAGCAGAAGTCATATCAAATCCAAAATACTAATATTATGTATTAGAGACCAGGAATAGCAGGTTTAGCGTCTATTGCACCACCAGTTGCAGATGGCATCTTAGGCATAGCACCACTAATCATACCAGGAAGTGCTTCTGTGACAGATGCTGTAACTTGTTTGATTGCTGCTTCTTTTGCACTTTCGATTAGTGCATCTTTATTAAGATACACATAAGCACCTGCACCGACAACGGCAGCAGATACGCCAAATGAAGCAAGAGCAAGAAGGTTGATTAATTTTTGCATTGGATTACTCCACTAAAGTTCCGTGTTGTCTGCGAATCTCTTTGAGTTCCTCAAAGTTCTTCTGTTTGGTTCCTCCGTCATATGCCCAGGCATATCCTTCGGTAATCATTTGTTCGTTGAGAGAGACTTCTCCGTCTCCGATGTAAAGCCATCCCAGGAGTCTACCGTATTTACCAACACCCCCAACAAGCTCAGTCCTAATAACGAGGTCATCATCACCAGCGATAGCACCATTGAGCTTGTCTTCGAGCCAGTGGGTTGCGTCGTACCCAAGAGCCTTCTCTTCGTCGTCCTTAGTTCGTTTCTCTGGTGTATCGACTCCTGCAACTCTGACTCTTTCTTTCTTATAAAGATCAAAACCCAGGTCAATAGTGACATCGATTGTATCACCGTCTACAACCCTATTTATTTCTACAACTCGGAAATTATAACAACTTTTCCGACTTGGTGGTGTCATTGCTCCCATTACTTTTTCTTACCCCCGTTCTTAGCTTTCTTCGCAGTCGCGTTGCCCTGGTTCTGCTTCTTGTTGTTTGCAGTCCCCTTCTTGCCCTTGTTCGGACTCTTGGACATCTTCGTTTAGTTCCTTAAATGATAGGCGTAGAATATATATGACACAATATAGCGTAAATGCGAGTCCGCAACAAAGGAGAATAATAACAGACCAAACAGGATCGTTTATATCTCTCATTGCCACTTCCTGTAGTTGATAGAAGCATCATTCCAATCTCCGTCATCAAACCAAGGATCTCTGATACGAATATCATCAAGTCCTTCTATATCTGACTTTTTGATTTCTATTACTGGTTCCCATTTCTCTTCTTCATCCCAAGTTTTTATAATCTCATTGACTTGTTTATCCACATCACTCATTTCCATATCAACTTTACCCTGAACCCACATAGTCCATAACCACTCTATGAAACCTAGAGCAAGATGATTGATGGGAAACTTTTGTTCGTTTGCCCATCTCTTACTTTTGGTGTACCAGTTATCTTCTCCACCCCAATAATACTTAAACTTATGTTCCATTAGCAATCATTAAATACTTTGCCAACTTGTGAACCTGCTTCTGATCCCATCTTTTGCCCAAGCAATAATGCCCAACCAGATGCTAACCATCCAATATAAGGTATATTCATCATAGCGGGAACAGCAACACCAGCAGCAATCGCACTACCTGCCATCGCACCTTGAGATCGTGCTCCAGCGTCCGCCACGATGCACTCTATGTCTTTTGCAGACTTTCCCTCGGCGTCAGCGCCACCTCCTAAGTTTCTAACGCCGTCCATAGTATATTGATCAACACGATATTCTCTACGTTGCTCTACCTTAGGACCAAATAATCCCCTTTTAGCACTATCCAACTGAAGAGATTTTTCTGATTGCAAAATCCTAGGGTCATTTGCCCTATATTCAATCCTATATCCGTCCCTAGTTGCTTCAACCTTATAAGACGAATAATCTCCCTGTGGAAAATTAATTACTGGATACTGCGGTCGAACAGCATTCAACAAATGACCAAGAACACCAATATGAGCAATACCAAATACCACACCTAATCCAATAGCAATATTCTTTGTGGAGAATCTCTTTGGTGGTGTGGGTGGTACTACTTCTGGGACATCAGTCTTTTTGTTGAGTGCCATTTTACTGACCTTGTAATTTAATATCCAAATCTTTTAGTTCAGAATAATATTCGCAAGGATATTCCATTGCGATTGGATCATTATGGAACATAATATCTGTACGACAATATCCATTGCCGATTTCCATATGACCAACAATAAACATAGTTAAGAACATCATGGTATTAGACCGTAGGCATTACAGGTGGTTCGCCGTCCTTCTTAGGAGCAGCAGTTGCAATCTGAAGAGGTGCTTGCTCAATACGAATAGTTTGAGCAGGTGCTGTCTGTGCCGCTGCAGCAATCAGTTTCTCAAGATCTGCCTTAGACACGCCACCAGCAGCACCACCCATCTTCATTGTGCCATCACCAGATTTCTTAGCAGTCTGAACACCGAAGGTAGCAAGAACTCCAGTGAACACAGAAGCAATGAAAGTGGGATCAAGTTTCTGTTCAGGAATTCCTAACGCAGCAGGGAGTTTAATATAAGCAAGGGTTAGAATACCACCAGACCAGATAAGAATACCAAGTCTAACCATTGTGCTGATTGCTTCTAACTGACCTTCATGATCGTCAGCAGCTTCTTTTAGTTTAGCAAAGGGACCTTTCTTTTTCTCTTCTTTTGCCTCTTCTTTGGCAACTTCTTTTACTTCTTCAGGCATTCCGTGTGAAACAAGGCTCTGCTATTTAGTTAATAAATCCCTCTTCACGCAACCATTTTTCAGTTAAAGGTGTAGGTTTGTAAATTTCCCACATAGTACCCGTAGCACATGCCTCTAATGCTTGAGCAGTCATTCCCTCAGTTTTGCCTGCCCACTTTGCTTCTGCCTCCCAGGGCACAGCAGACTTGGGATAAGTCTTCTCTACAATATCACGCCAGATTCTAGGCACATCTTCTTCTGGTTTGATAATAGCAATCATAGAATTCTTGATGCTACCTGCCATACAATCTTGTGCAGCGTGCCAACCTTCGTGACGCATCACAGTCATAAGGACATGAGGACGATGCACAAAGGCATCGTTCAGGTAAAAGTTATTTGATACGGTGTGATAGACACCACGGTGACCAGGGGGAAAATACTTTTCATGTCCTAGAAAAACCATAACTCCGATCTTATCAAGGGATACCAACATCGAGTCAAACTCGTCAGCAATAAGATCAAAATTAGAATTAGGAAACTCTTTACGAATATCGTTGATACTCTTGATTCGTCGGACATCTTTGGTGCATTCTCGTGTAATCATGCAACCCATAGAGTCCATAGTATAGAATCCTTTTTTAAGTTTAGATTCTCCTGCCAGGGCAGGTATAGAAACTAATGATAAACCAATTAACCCAAGCAGTAATTTTTTCATGATGTGTAATACGCCTGATAGTATTTAACCAACCCAAAAGTATTCATATTTCCCTGAGATACCCAGTCGTG